GTTGTCCTTGGCTTCTGTGGACTTACGAAAGGCGCCGCCGCCTTTACCCTTGCCACCACCACCAGCACCGTAGATGCTCATACGCCTGACACCTGCACAATGTCAGCGCCAGCGCTAACGACAATGCCGCCAACCAGCATCTCGCCATAGACAACAGGCACCGGCACACCAGCCCGCGTGGTGTTCTGGATGCCGCTAAAGCTGAAACTTTTTTTGGGGTCGCCTTCGTCTTGGTCGGTCTTTGGTGTTGGGGTTAGTACCTGCGCAATGCCACCAACAACTAAGGCAGCACCAAGAATCACACCGGCCTGCGTCGCATACGCAATTGCCTGCAGGCCAAAGCCAGCCAAATTACCAGCCAGCGCCGCACCTGCCGCCAAGCTGGCTGCGCCAAAGGAAATGGCTATCAGCGCCACCCCCAGCAGAATCCGCCCAATGGCACCAGCGCCGGCCATCACCGGCACAATCTGAATCTCGCGGCCCATCGGATTGTCGATGTCATCCAGCGTTAGATCTTCACCAGCGGTGTGGACGCGGTAATACTGCTTTGCCATGTGGCCTTCAAGTTCAGGCCAGTTGGTCACTAAAAAACGAATTGCTTCAGCGGCAGTGGCAACATCTGCCTCTAGCACCCGATGGCCGACAAACTTAGCGAGGGCGCCGTACAGCTTGATCTTACGCAGCATGACGCAACCTCCTTCCTACGCATTTTAGGGCCCAACCTCCAAGGATATCCCTAGATGACAACCGTCCCTGCAGATGGTGAAGCATCATCTGATCGCCTAGGTAGACGGCGCAGTGGTTGAGGCCGGGGCTGCTGATGCTCATGAACAGCAAGTCGCCTTTTTCCAGTTCTTCATCAGGTAGCAACTCACGGAAACCTGTCGCCTTCCAGCGATCATCAAAATACGGTTTGGCTTGAAAGTCTTCTGGGTTGGTGCAGCGCTCCCAGTCGCGTAGCTTGATGCCCTGCTCGGCGTACCAGTCACGCGCCAGTGTCCAGCAGTCATGCACCGCCCACACCCATTCGCGGCCAATCAATGGCGCCTTATAACCGCATGGCTTGCATTCGCCCCATGCTTCGAGGTTGGGGTTGACGATATACCAAGGCAAGCCGCTGGCTTCACATGCGGCGCGGTCTGCTGGTGATGGATGCGGTGGTGTGCTTGGGTGGCTGTGGACAATGGCTAGGACCTCGCCCTGATCCTCGGCGGCGGCGTAGTCCTCGGTTGACAGCACAAACATCTGATCGGGTGCTGCCGCTTGATTGCGGCATGGGATGTAGTGCTCGCGGCCTTTGATGACCACCAGCAACCCACAGGCCTCGCGGGGTTGTTCCGCTTTGGCGTGCTCTAGTGCTGCGTCGCGCCAGGTCATTGTCATCCGCTGACTGTACCAACGCCAGGGAAGCCGCCAAACGGTAGTTCAGCATTCTGGCCAAACCGCAAGTGGCAGCTATTGAGTCGCTTGCCACATACGTCACCAGATGCGCTCAGCACCGACTGGTCTGCAGCGTCAAAATAATTGGTGCCGGTGTAGCCGCACTCAGCGGAGCGGTAGGTCCATGGGCACAGGTTGGCGATGCACTGCCGCTTGGGTGCCCGCACACCGGCAAGGTCAAAGCTGGCCGCCAGCTCAAATTCAACGAGGTTGCGGTTTTCTGCGCTTTTGCGGTCGATAAAGAAAATTTCGCGTGGAAATTCAGCGCTGCCATCTTCACTGGGATTGATTGGCTCCAGCAAGAAATGGCCACCATCTTCCATCAATAGGATGTCGCCATCTTCCAGCAGCAGCACATCACCACTGACCGGAAAATTAACGGCATCGAGATACTTGGCCAGCGTGCGGATGCGCGTTACCTTGGCGCCCTCTAGTCCAACCGGCAGGCTGAGGATGATGGCAGTAACCGTGCCAAAAATGTTGCTGACCCGAATCTTTGGCCGTGGCAATGTTCCTTGGCCGCTGTATTCAAACCCGTCCGCTTCAATCGGAAACTTCAGGTAACTATTGCCACGCCAGATTACATCACCGTTGTTGACTAAATTGGTGCCCGAGTGGAAACGATAAACCTCGTTGCTGCCATGGATCGCAGTAACCAGCTCCAGCTCAAATAGCTCGATGATTGCGCTGGGGTTTGCTGTCTGAAAATCACCTGACAAGATGGTGACCGCCATCCATGTGACAGTGCCATCGACAGTGGTATTACCGATGACCGTCGGCCAGAACGGTTCCGTCGCGCTAGTTGTACCGGCAACCGTGCAACGGAAAAAGAAGCCCGTCGCTGGTGGGATCGTGGCCTGTACAACATCACCGACGTTGTAGGCGTAACTAGCTTGCCACAGTGCGGGTGCGCTCATGGTTCAAATACCCTTTTGAACGTTGCGCCAACACTGTTGTTATTGAAGTTCATGTATTGAATACTCCATTCGCTGCAGACGAATTTAGCCGTTTGACCGCTCCTTGGATCGGTCCAAACAAATCCTGTAACGCCTTTAGCGCCGCGCAGATAATCACGGATTTGATTGCGCTCAGCATTTGTTCGGTTATCAAATGCAAGCGTCCAAGTCTCCTCTTGCGGTTGCAAGCCAAAGGCAATGCGTTGGCGGTAGCCATCTCCAAATGTGGTGACCTGTGCGCGGCTATCAAACGAATGCTTGGCCGAGAATTCTGGTATCCAAGAAAATGCAACAGTTGGCTCTGCAGGCAATGTCAGGTTGGGGCCCTCTGGCAAATACTGCAATTCAAACGTGGCGCTGATAGTGCTGTAATTGCAAGAGTCAAGCGTTGTATCCCACGAAGGGCAGACAAAACTTGCCGTCTCGCCAAATGGCGTCTCCCATTGAAATGGTTCGGTTCCAGCACGCGCTTGAAGGAAGCTATAAATGCCATCACGATCAGCGCTGGTGCGACCACTGAATGTCAGCTCCCAGGTGTCCTGCAAAGGATTGAGGCCGAATGTTGTGCGATGCTCGTAACTGGGATAAACGACTTGGCTGACGCGCGGCTTAGTGCTTTCTTGCACCGGGAAGTCAGGGACGTAGGTGAACGTGGCCATGCTTTACCTACCTCCCGAAAGTAAGCCACCAGGGCGCTGCTGCTTAATCAGCTCGGCTTGCACTGCGCCGGCAATCACACGGCCCAACGCAGCGCCCTGTGCAGAGTCGCCTTGCACCTGCGTGCCTTTGGCATCAACACTGACATTAACAGTGGTTGCGCCACTGCCACCCCCCGCAACCCCAAGCTTGCCGTCTGCACCGCGCTTGAGTGGCATGATCGCTTCAGGTCCAGCTTCACCCATGACTCCTGTGGCCATGGCGCTGCCACGAGCAAACTTAAACAGCGTTGGACTGTTGACGATGCCTCCTTTGGCATAAGGGACGATTCCGTTTTGCGCGAAGGCGTTGCCGTTGGCATTCAAGACGCCCAGAGGATTATTGATTGAAGCGGGGGCAGACAAATCAGAGAGCCCAGCTCCACCGGCTGCAGCGCCAGCAGCGGGATTAAAGATCCTTACAATCGTGTTCAAGATCGCCAGCTTGATCCATTCCGCAATCATCTTGGCGGCCATGTCAGCGAAATACTCGGCCACGCTGCTGAAGAAGCCAGCCAATGCTTCCTTGGCACTCACGCTGCCGGTAATGACGCCCTTGAATGCATTGCCAAATGCATCGCCAATCGCGGTGGCGGCGCCGACGACCTGATTGCCAACATTAAGCAGCTCATTCAATCCACCCTGGATCCTTTCAATCTCGGCGCCAATAATTGTTGAGGGAGAGTCATTGCTAGCAATACGATCCTGCTCAGCCTTGCCCTCGCCCTTAATTCTTTCAAGTTCCTTGCGTTGCCGCTCGATCTCATCAGCAGAAGCGCCATCAGCCTGAGCCTTGACAAGCGCTGCCTCTGCGGCGCGAATTGTCTCCTCAACCACTTTCTTGGTCTCAAGATACTGTCTTGCCGTAGCCGGCAAGGTCCCCTGCGCAATCAATTCACCATATTCACGCTCAAAAGAAGCACGATCTTTAAATTCCGCCATTTGCTTGGATGCGGTTTCCATTGATTTTTTTAACTCATCATTTGCTTTCTTCTCTTGCTCGGCAAGACTAAAAACAAGCTTTGCGGATTCTTGAATTGATTGCTTTTTAAGTATTTCAAGCCTTAGCTCTTTATCCTTGGACGGAATTTTTTCTAGATCAAGTTTTGCCGCCTCGGATGCCAATCGCGTTTGAGCAACAAGCGTTTGCAGAATTGCGGCCTCACGCTCATCACCAGCT